AGATTTATCTAGTTATATTATAAAATTATGGGATGTATATGATACATTAGACACAGAAGATCACATTTGTCAATCATCTAAACGTGATGGTACAGCTTGTGGAAAACGTTGCGGATATAAATATAAAAGTGAAACTGATATGATATACTCTTGTAAAACACATTTTCCTAAAGACATTACTATAAAACCACAAAACATATATAAAAAACGTTTAGTTAATGATTATTTACTACAAGATATTGCCAAGATAGTTTTAACACGTTTACAAAAAATATATGATGAAAATGTTGATATTTTTATAAATATAAAGTCTATTGTTATAGAACTTCAACCAAAAATAAATCAAAAAATGAAGTTTATTTCTCATATAATATATGGTAAATTAGTAGAACTTTATTACAATACAACTACCACTATACGTTTTGTAAGAGCTGCTCAAAAATTAAAAGCTTATACTGGACCAGATATTGTATGTAACTTAAAAGGAGCTTATGCTAAACGTAAATGGTTAAGTGTTCAATATACACGTTGGTTTTTAGAACGTTCCCTTACAAATAATGAAATCTGGTTACAACATTTCTTAAATCATAAAAAAAAAGATGATATGGGTGATACGTATTTGATGACAATAAACGCAATATACGGTATTCCCAAAAAACAAAAGACGGATAAACGTGGTAAATGTATAAAATAAGTTTTTATAAATTATCTATATTTAAGGCCTAAAATTTTTGACAATGTTCGTATACAATATTGTACAGTGGAGAATTGTCGTGGTTTATAATCATATATATAACAATCTACATATTCGTAAAAACGAATACGTTTAGGTATATGCGGGTAAGATATATTATGTGAGTTTAGCGGTATTTTGTATACAGATGTTATGATTTTATATTCGGTCATCCTTAATTGTATACGTTATATTATATTTTCGTTTTTAACACGTTTAAAAGATGTAAAAAAATTAGACGTATATATCATTGATGTTAATAAACGAATTTGAAAAGCTATCTTTAAGAAAGTTTAAAATAAAAAGTATTCTTCCAGATGCTACCATATTATGCTTAGGTCGTAGAAGGAGTGGAAAGTGTATTTTACGCGGTACAAAAGTACTGATGTATGATGGTACAATTAAAAATGTAGAGGATATTCGAGTTGGTGATCAAGTTATGGGCGATGACAGCACACCTAGAAATGTTTTAGAAACACATTCGGGAACGGATACAATGTATAAAGTAAGTAACCGTAAGGGAGAAACTTATACAGTAAATAGTCATCACATTTTATCTTTGATTTATACAGGAAAGAAAAATATAAGAGATAGACGTGAACGTCAAAGTTATCAAGTTATCTGGTTTGATAAAAATAAATATAAATTAAATTATAAAACATTTTCTTATAAGAATAAAAGTAAAGATGATGTTTATACTAAAACTAAAGAATTTTTAGATAATTTGGTAGATAATCGTAAAGTTGATATTCCTATTCTTGATTATTTAAAATTGTCTAAGAAATATCGTGATAATTTATTAGGGTATCAAGTTTCGGCATTAACATTTCCAGAACAAATAACATCTTTACCAATCGATCCTTATATGATTGGTTATTGGTTAGGAGATGGTACCATGAGAGAAGCAGTAATAACATGTCAAGATTCAACTGTTTTACATTATTTTGCTCACAATCTTCCATTAATAGGTTGTTATTTGAATTATATAAAATCAAGCAAATTTTATTACGAGATAAATGGTATAAAAGAAAGTGGTTGTAAGAATATGACTAATTATTTTTTAAATACGATTAGAGACTTGTGTCTAACAAAAGAAAAACATATTCCTCATATCTATAAATGTAACACTAGAGAGGCTAGATTACGTTTATTAGCTGGATTTATAGATGCGGATGGTCATTTAGGTAATAGAAATGAGTTTGAAATAAAAATAAAACACGAACGTTTAATCGATGATATCATTTATTTAGCTCGTAGTTTAGGGTTTAGTGCTTATAAACATGTTAAAAATACATCGTGGACAAACAATGGAATTAAAAAATATGGAAAAGCATTTAGAATAAATATTAATGGCGTAGGTATACACGAAATACCTACTTTAATTAAGAGGAAACAGGCACAGCCAAGAAAGGAATGTGTTGATACATTAACTAGTCAAATTAAAATAGAAGAAATTGGTAAAGGTGAATATTTTGGAATTGAATTAGATGATAATAACAGATATGTATTAGGAAATTTTATTGTTACTCATAATAGTTGGCTTGTTAGAGATATTTTTTTCCATCACAAAGATACTCCATCAGGGATAGTATTTTCTGGAACAGAGGAAGCATCTCCATTTTTTGGTGATTTTATACCAGATTGCTTTATTCATTCTGAATATGATGCAGAGTTGATTGACAGTATTATGACACGTCAAAAGAAAAAAATTAGGGAAGCAAAGAGTAAAGGTTTGTCAGATACAGGAAAACATCCAAGTAATAATTTATTTATAGTATTAGATGATATGTTACACGATGCTCAAAATTGGAAAAAAGATAAAACTATAAAAAGTATTTTTTTTAACGGAAGACATTTTAATTTCTTATTTATTTTAACAATGCAATATGCACAAGGTATTCCTCCAGAATTAAGGAGCAATATTGATTATATTTTTATTTTTAATGAACCTTCTATTGCAAATAGAAAAAGAATATATGATGCGTATGGTGGGTGTATACCTAGTTTTGATCATTTTTGTAACATATTAGATGCTTGTACAAAAGATCACGAATGTTTAGTAATAAAAACATCTGGAAATACAACTGATTTAAGAGAACAAGTATTTTGGTATAAAGCAGAAGCGCATAGCAACTTTAGAGCAGGACATCCGAAATTTTGGAAATATCATTCGAGTAATTATAATCAAAACTATGAAGAACAGGACGATAAAGACAAGGAACAGTTGGATAAACTTAAAAAGAAATTTGCAAAAACACGAAAACTTAAAGTTATTGTTTCAAGACAAGGTGAAATAGTTGGTTACAAATCCGACGATGATTAATATCAAAATATTTAAAAATGTGATGATTAATATAATACTATTTATTAATCTTCAAACTACAACTATTGAAAAAGATTTTAAAAGACGATTGATTTTAGAAATATCTCTGTTCGTCAACCAATTATCAATCCAACTACTTCCATATTTATATTCTTCCATATCTCTTTTCTTTATTTTTGCTATATACTTTTTAATTTGAAAGTATATTTTATTATCCATTTTAGAAACAATGTTATCCAACTCTTGCAAATTCGTACGCTTGATAAATGTAATCATCTTATTTTAGTATAATAATTACAAATATTTCAATTTTTTACGAATCTTTTTTATTACGAATCTTTTTTTATTATGATATATTAATGAATAACGATTCTTTAATAGAAGACGATCGAATAACTGAATTATTACAAAGTGAGTTTGATAAATATTCAATTAATAGACATATTGATATAAAATATGTAAATCCATACGATCCATATTCGTCTATTTCTCCAAATGATATAGACACTATAATATTACCAGACTTGAGTAATTTTCAATTATCTGATAGATTTTTTTTAGACGATACTACTTTTTCTGAATGTTTGGATAATATATTATTCAACTTTAATATATTTTCTAAATCTTCTGATAGAGTTTGTCATACATTTTTTAATAAAATAGAAGAATATTTTTTAAGAATCAATTTGACAACATTTCAGATATCAATATCTGTAGATACAGTTTCTCAAATTAATACTTGCTTAAATTCTTCAAAATTACCTATAGTAATACTTCCTGTACGGTTAGATTTTCTTAATATACAATCAGAATATGATATGTCATTACAAATGGATGATTCAAAAAATTTATACACTGCCCATTCAAATTTGATTATAATTGATAAATTACACAAAACTATCGAATTTTTTGAACCACATGGTATCATACTTGGTCACGCTTATTCTAATATATTAAATATAGAATCGATAATACAAAAGTTTGTAAAAAATACATTTAGATTAACTGACTATACATTTATAAATATATCAAGTAGATGCCCTATAGGTGCACAAAGCATTCAATCTTTAATAAATCCGGAATCTGGTCATTGTCTTGCCTGGAGTTTATATTTTATAATGGTAAGATTATTAAACATATATTTTGCATACGGTCAAGAAAGTATTTTTGAAACAATTAATAAAATTATTACATCACAAGATCCAACAACTATTGATAAAACAATACGTCAATTCCTATCTTATATAGATTCAATAGTAGTTTTACCAATTAAATTCCTAAATGCTAATAATACATATGATATATCAGCTTATATAGAAAATGAAGTATATATAGAAACAAGATTACGTTATTTGATTAAAGTATATTTTAAAAATGCAATTTTTTACCAGAATGATTTTAGAAAGGTCTTTGAAGAAATCATATCTTATAAAAATATACCAAATTTTGATAAAATATTCATAGAAGAAATGAATACATCATAT